TAATATACTAAAAGTATTTATTAAGTCGTTGAAGGAAGATCATCTCTTGGAGATAAGAAAGTCACATCGGGGGTGAATCTTAACTTTCTTCGTGGATAAACAACACCTTTTACTGGGTTGTCTGATGGTCTTCTTTTATATCTATTTGTTCTCGCTAATGGAAGTTCGTTGACTTCCTCCGCATTATTAGCATCACCGTCAGAAAAATGAGCTCTAATTCTAGTAGTCTCTACTAAATCGCTAAATGAGTATCCACCGTTAGCACTCAATCCAGTGTATATTCTAGCTAATCCACCACCAGTGGTATTTGATATATAACCACCAGCAGTAGGAACACCACTCCAATCTGTGCTTTCAATGCCAACCACAAGTTCTCTACCATTTGCTCTTAAGATAGACTTAACTTCCTCTGGAGTTGGCCAAGTGCCATTGAAGTAATAATATTTTTCAACTTCACATGCTGCTTTGCCAACTACTGTTGGAGTTGCACAGCTAGTTCCCGAGAACATGCCCCATCGGAATCCATCAGCATATGTTTGAGAAGGATAGGCAGTAAATGTAGTTTCTCCCAATCCAACAATATCAATTCCTGGACCTCTATTGGTATAGGTATCTAAACCAGGAATTCCTTCGGAGTTATATCCAGCAGCAACATCAATTGCTTTTTCACATCCATGAGGGCCATATGCATAAAATGGATACCAAGTAGTTACAGATGATGTTGCTGTGGTAACTGAATTTCCACCAAGAGTGTAATATGAATATGGAGTAGCGGCATCTACGGTAAGAGAATAATTTGCCCTTTCGGTTTCTTTTACATATACTCCACCATTATTTCCAGCAGCATTGATAAAAATAATTCCAGCATTCCACGCAGCATCAGTTGAAACTTGTAATGACGAAGATCTAAATTGTGTTGGCATAACTACACACCATTCGTAGGTTGTAGTAGTTGGATTTAATATCGCAAATGGAATTATGTTTCTCTCAACAAAAGGAGTGAAATCTGTACCCCAACTAGATCCTGGTCGATTGATTGTTCCGTCTGGAGTTGTAATTGAAAATACATAATCAATGGGAATACACTGTTTTCTATCTTGTAAATATTGAAACTCTCCAATCATAATTGTTGGATTGGGAACTCCTGTTTCTGGATTGTTTGGTTTTGCATTATGCCATGCAACAACAGCATCAATAACTTCAGTTGCTCCATCTGCACCAGTCATGTAAATTACACGTAGGCTGGATCTTTTTGCAAATCCACAGATAGTCCCACCAGCAGCACTCAAAACACCCATTGCATGACTACTAAAAAGAGAATTTGATGTTACTTGAATATTACTTGATTCGGTAATAGATGGAGCAACACTGTTCCAATCCATTGGAATAACTCTACTTGTCCCTGTATTGTCAGGATCATCAAAATCTGGATGGGTATCGTGATTTCCAGAATATGCTGAACTAATAGGACCAACTTCTACAGTGACGATATCAACATTTCTCCCAGTCCATTTTGAAGTATGTGTCGCATTTGGGATGGTAGATACGTCATCGTATGTTCCATTTTTGCCACACTTTTCCCCAGGATTGGTTGGGTAGATGTGATCAGTATCAACATACATCTGCAGTGGCATATAGTCACCACCATTAGATGTTGTGGATGGTGTGGAAGCAGTTACTATTTTTGTTGTAGAAATTGCTGATGGTAGAGCAGCTGGAAAAACTTCTAATCGGTCATCAGCAGATATGATTCTGGGATCTTGCCTAAAAGTCTCTACAAAAGATTCTTCTACATGCATACAAATACAGCATGGAATACTATCAAGCATATTCCACCAATCTGCTTGAGTATCAGGATCGAAACTATTTACAAACTCTTGCTTGTCAACACCATCAGCAAGATGTACATCTAAAACTACCTTTGCCATCTTATGCCTCTAGCTGAACTAAAGTTAAAGTCGTTCCAATTTGCTGTGTAGTTCCACTTCTATTCTCAACACGTAAATAGATATTTGTGGATGGAGTTGCGTCATTATTGAACCCAAAAACTCCAGGAGTAAGAAGAACGGTTTCTCCAGAAGTTGTTGTGATAAATTCTGCAATCACACCAGCACCAGGAGCAGGATCTTCAGTAATAGATCTTGTAGAATCTGCTGTTCTGCTAGCGGTATCGCAGTACAATCTTACCCATGCTGGCTCTGATATTGTTGCTTTTAACAAAGCGTAAGATTTAAATCCAGTAATTGTTAGAAGCTCGTCAGTGCCATCTGCGTGAGTGGAAGATGTACTGGCGGTAAATGTTTGGCGAGATCCTAGACTTGTTCCACCACCGCCACCTCCAGAAGAACTGATTACTCCATTACTGATGGTGATTGTTGTTCCATCTACTTTAACACCGCCCAAAACAGTGGTAGATGCTGTTGGTAAAAGGTATGAGTCTAAAGTGCCTCCGCTGGATCTCCAACTGGTTCCATTCCAGATCCAGGTTAATCCACCATCTGTATGTGTAAATGAACCGTCTGTTGCTTCTCCAGCGGTATCTGGGAATAGAATTGCCATTTGTAAGTAATCTCCGTATACTTATTTATTTTCAGTTAATCTCTTCGATACTTAACTGACTCGTAGCATCAGCACCAGTAGTTCTATTACCAGCAACATCTAGCTCTAGATTGATTTGATATACAATATTTGTTCCTGCGGTCTGACCATGCGTGTCAATATATTCAAAATAAAGTGGTAGATCTTGAGATGGTCCAGTCCAAACTTTTGCTATTTGAGTAACAGATCCCCCAACATTTCTTTCTAAAATTACATAGCCTTGTGTATTTGGAGATCCAGAGAGACGCCCAAATAAAAGTCTTACTCTAATTTTATCAAATGAAGTTGTTGTCAGAGAAACATTAAAAGGTCCATTAGTATCTGCAAATAAAGTGCCAGTAGTATTCCAAGAACCAGTTACCGCACCTACATTATTTTTAGTCGAAGATCTTGGAGTATCTGCTTCCAGTGGTGGTGAAGCGTCAACCCACACCGCTGGATTTGCTCCATTATCATAGTAAACTTTTAATCTGCCGCTATCAGATTCCCACCATAGGTCTCCATTAACGGCAGTAGTAGGAAGACCATCGCTAATATTAACATTTGCTCCACCGCCGTCACCCCAAACTAACTGACCATTTCCATCGGTTGTGAGAGCTTGACCAGCAGTGCCATCGGTAGTTACAAAATTTACCGCTCCGTTGATTTTACCATTTCTATCTACAAAGAAATTGGTTGTTCCTGCATTTTTCAAGAAAAAACCACCACCATCGGGAGCATGGTTAATAGTTATTTCACCATTTTTATCTAAATTTATACCATAGTCATTAGTAAGACCTGTGGAATAAGTACCAATAGAAGCACTATTCGTAAAAATAGTTTTTGATGCTGTGATACCTAAATTATCACCAGCTAATTTTGATGTGATTGTATTTGTTTTTAAAGAACCAACATTAATAGTGTTGCTGGTTACAGCATTTCGGGAAGTTACAGAATGTAGATTGTCTGTCTCTGTATATGATGTTAGATATCCAACAGCAGCATGATCTCCCCAACTATATGCAGTATCCCATTCTGTCAAATTCATATTAAGAGCTGTTAGAACAGTGGTTGTCTGTCCTAATTTTAAACTCAACTCTGCTAAATTACCAACACTGGTAATGTTTAAATTGTTAACAAAACTTTGATTGACTCTAGCATCAATCGCGGCGTTGGCTCGATCATCGGTATAAAAAAGTTTGGTCCCTTCTAAAATAGAAGAAGTAGAAAACTCATTAAATGCTAGGGAAATAGTTACAGATCCATTTGCATCATCATAAGAAGTTGCAACTCCAGTACCACCATTAAGAAGTGCTGCAACACGGTCATCTACTCTCTCATTAAATCCGAGATCGATATCATTCACGTCTACCGCTAACGCATTAATTTCTTGGCGTTGTTGGTCAACTGTATATGTAATTGGTACGTTTCTTAATGGCATGATACCAGACTATTCCTCTATTTTACTATTTATGATCAGTGTGCAATAACCTGAACTGCGACAGATCCAGTATCAACGAATGCACCGTCACCTTCTCTGTATACAGTGAAATCTACATGAGTATTAGATCTATCAGTCTTCACAAATACTACCTGACCACCACCATAATCCATATGATTGGTGAAGACATAGTAGTCAGTGGCATTAGTAAATGCACTTGTGAAAGTCAAGCGATAGTTGCCACTAGACTGTTGCGAAACTGTTACCCCTGCGGTTCCAGTCCATGTAGGAGTTGTGCCTAGTGTAAACTCACCTTGATAGCCACCACCAATTACGCTGATGACGCCATTAGCATCAATACCAATGGTTGTTCCATCTGGTTGTACAGTACCGACAGAAGTCGTGGTTGCAACATCTGTCTGTAGTGGAGATCCACTAACGGTAAATGCTGTAGCATCAACAGTTCCTGTGACTGTTACACCATTAGAATCGAATACTGCTCTATCTGTCAGTCCGTTTTCATTAGTAATTCTAACTGCTGGACCAGCACCAAGAATAAGATCTGCAGATCCACCAGGAGTTCTTACATAAAATCTATTGGTAGAAGATGTATAAGAAATACGTCCATCAGAACTTGCACCAAAATTTAATACCTTATCATCAGCTAATTCAACATCGTTATTGAAGGTAGTGCTGCCAGCTACGGTGAAAGATGAAGATGCTCCAGTAAATGAAACATCACCAGAAGCAGAAATATCAGTAACACTATCAATATTTCCTGTGATACTTACACCAGTAGCGGTGGTTTCAAACTTTTTGACATCATCATGATATAAAAGTGCGCCATTATTAATACTAGCAGTAAAATAGTTTTCTCCGCCAGTTGCACTTCTTATAGCAATAGAATTGGATTGAATATTCATGCCAAAAGTGGCACTAGAATTGATGTAAAAATGTTCAGAGCTTGCCCAAAGTTGACCTTCTTGTCCTGTATTGGTATTGAAGTTTAACTTGTTAATACCACTAATTAAATTAGTTGTTCCACTAAATTCTGTATCTCCACTAACATCAAAAGTTCCTATAACCGATGCACCCGTAGCAGAAGTCCCAAATCGCTTGGTGCCATCATAGTATAGTTCAACAGGTCCATCCTTCAAGAATGTGGCATACAATTCACTAGTATCAGTTGCTGATCTAATCTGCAAAGCATCAGAATCAATGAATGATGTCTCAACACCCACACCACCATCGTAGTAAATTTTTAAGTCAGCATCATCACCAAAAATTGCCTGGTCTCCGTCTCCCCAGTAAGCTTGTGCTTCAAACGTTACATCTGTGGAAAACGTTACGAAATCATCAAATGTCTTTACACCAGTAAATGTCTGAACTCCATCTACAGCAGCGTCAAGATCAACTGCTAGCTCGTTAATCTCTAAACGCTGCTGTTCCAGCGTAAAACTCTTTGGTACGTTGCGTAATGTCATTTGATTAACTGCTTGAGTAGGGACTTAATTTCGGACATTTCTTCCTTCAAAGTATTTATTTCGCTGACTACATTTCGGAACTCACTAGAAAAGGATTTGCGAGATGACTTGGGAGCAGTGTTGATAATTGCCCCCGTAGTCATGTCTCTTACAAATCCTTCTTGTCCTTCGACTTTGACGTATCTTTGCATATCAGAATGAAGCTACTGCTCGTAGATCTTGAATCTTGGGTACATATGCTGGATCATCGGTCTTCATTACAATCTTAACTGCGAACGACGAGAACTCGGTGAGTTCTTCTGCAGTGTACCTCAACTCTTGATAAGAAGACTGCTTCTCGAACTGACCAGAGATGCTGTTCTCTGCAGTTGCGATCTCGTTCTCTTGATCTGGGTTACCATTGGTATTAAAGTATTCCCAGTTGATGTCGTCGAAGTTCTGCTGTGAAGATGCTGGTTTAATCTTGTAGTAAACCTTGACGTTCTCCACATCTCTTACGTTCATGGTTAGATAAACATTCAGAGATTCTGCAGGAGTGTTAATGAATACTTCTTTAGTGACATACTTCGCTACGCCAGAAGTATTTACAGATCCCGTTTCGGGAACATAGTCAACACCTTGACTGAAGTTCATCGACTTGATTTCAGCAAACTTTGAAGTCTCGAATGAAGAACCTTCAAAATCAATCAAATCACCTACTCGGAAGATATCAGCAATTTGATTGGATGTTTGACTTTCTCTAGCATAGTCACTACCTAATGTAATGACACTATCAAAGTTATTATTGATTGGCTGCTTATCATTCTCAACCGTTAGAATCTTTGTCTTGGAATCCCAAGAAATAACCTTACCGCTAATCTTGTTCTCATATTTCTCGCTTCTAACTGAAGGATTGATAGCAGTTACAGTTGATCCAGTAACAAAGTTTGGTACTTGCTCGAATACACCCTCATTGGAAACTGTTACAGTAAAGTTCTCGAAGTCGCCACCAGAATCAGACTGGGTGCTGAAGTATAGTTCTTCACCAACTGTAAACTGTAAAGAGTTCTTGATCTTTACATAAACGTCATTGTTAATCACGCGAAGAACTTCTGATTCTGCACCAGAGCTCTGACCAACAACATTTTGACCGATAGTTGCTAGGATATCAGATCCACCTTGACCATCATTATTTCCAGTAATGCTAAACTTATAAACTGGGAACATTTGGATAGACTGATATCTCTTACCAAATCGGTCTTCCGAACCAGAAGCATTATCAATACGGTTTGATACTGTCTTGACAGATGCTGTTCTCAAATCAATGACTGGGGACAGATGTGATGTAGTAGAAGATAGATTGATCTTATAGAGCAGTGAGTGATCAATATCATTAACTACCTCATTAATTCTAGAAGAAACAATCTTTTGGTTCAGGAAATATTGTTCTTGATTCAAGAAGGTTGTTTCCATATCATTGACATTATATGAGACGTAGTTGGTCGTCGAAGAATCGACAGGAACAATATCCGTAGTTCTTACAAAACTTTCAATTTTTGTTCCAGAAACTTGTAGATAAGGAATCTGTGCATAAAGCTTTTCGTACTTTCTATTATAAGAAGCTAGGACAGTATCTCCGCCACCGAAACCAGTGGATGCCGCTCTGCTAGGTCCAACAATGGTATATGAATCAACACCAGAGTTAGCAACGGTATATAGAGTTGACTCAATATCAATCTCATCATAACCAGCAAAATCTTCTACACCACGGAAGAATACCTTGGAGTCTCCACCAGACTCAAAACCGTGGTCTCTATGGTAAACCTTAACAACATTGCTGTTGTTCTTGAACAGAGCAGAAGTTGCGGTGCTGTTTGCTAGAGCATAGGTCTCAAAACAATCCGATTCTAGTTTTTCATACCCAAGATCTTTATTCTTGATTAGAAGTTCCGCTGGACGCGAGGTATCAAATTCTGCTCTGTATAGAGTGAACTTAATATCTTCAAATAGATCTTCTGTCCAGTTATCAGTATTCTGGGACTTAAATACAGATCCAAGAAGAGGCTGTGCATTTACAACCAATCCAGATGAGATATCGGTTTCTCCTAGACGAGAAGACCAGATCTCATATTCGGTATCATCACACTCAATATTGAGTGCATACTCCACACCATTCTGGAGATATACAGGATGGTGGAAATTAAATCTAGTTGGAGTTGTGGAATCAACGCTTACACCGTCGTCAGAAGCAATTCCCATTCTCACTGCTGGTTCATCGATAATCAGTTTAGATTCGATTACGGCACCAGTAGCCCCGTTACCAGATCCTCTGATGACAACAGATGGTGCCTCTGTGTATCCTCTACCACCAAGTGCTACTTGAGCGAAGTAAACCTGACCATTCGATACTTTGGCGGATCCAGTAGCGTTGCTGCCACCAGGAAGTTGAGGACTCTCGATTGTGATCGTAGCACCCTCATATCCAGATCCGAGTGAAGTAACATCTAGAGATGCAACTCTACCAGAGTCTTTAGCAATCTTGAGTCCGACAGTTGCATTGTTTGCGTTGTTGAACTGGGTTACTGATGTGAGAGTAAGATCCTCATTAGCAAAGAAAGAAGAACCATTGTGATTAGAAAGAACAAACGTATATACTTGCTCGTTTGTAATTACAATCTCACCATTACTAGAAGGAATGACTTCAAAGTTGTTCTTATCCAGAACTTTAGCAATAGGACCAGAAGCAAGAGATCTAGCGCCAGTTACAAACTCGCCAACCTTGATGGTGATGTTACCAGAAGAGAATACCTTAAGGAATGTATCTGGATAGAGAGTAACTTGAGAACCAGGAACAATATACTTGCTAGGCTTCTCACTCTCGATATTAGTCAGATAAACTCTTAAAGGAATAGTTGAACTCTTCTTGGCAAAGAACAAGTCAACGCCAGTAGCAAACATACCACCCTCAAAGTTATCCACTTTGAAAGTTTGTGCAAGAGGATTAGGTCTTGCTGTGTTTTCTGTATTGCTATCAATCAACTGAACACCTTCATTTGCCTTGAAAATGGCTGGTGCTGTAGAAATAATAGAAACGGGATTTTCTGGAAGAACGCCAGTGGCGTAATACTTAACCTCGGCGTAAGAATCTACACCATCACGAGGCGCATCAGATGCACTGGAAGTGAATCTGATATTCTTAACTCCAGTTGACAGGTACAGTTCCTCGGATGTTTCATCATACTGCAATGTGTTAATATCACCTGTCCAAGAAGTATTCATTCTAGGAGCATGACCTGCTGGAATCAAAATGATACCACTGGCATTACCATACTCATCTGTAGTTAGAGGAGAGTTAAATGTAGTTAGTGAGTTACCAGCAACACCAGTGAATCTAGAGTCTGGATTGACCCAACGATTGACATCTCTCTGATCCATGAAGACAAACAGTTGAGTCTTGGGCTTCAGTCTCTTGAGAGTAAACTTGACTGGGATTGATCTTGCGAAGAATCTCAATGTGTTTGCAACGCTAGTTCCATTTACAGTCTTATAACCAACACCCTTTGCAATCTCATTGTTTTGTGGGCTTACATTAGAAGAACTAGAAACACTAGCGGCATTTACAGTGGATTCTGCATTTGCACTATTGCTTTCTCCGAAACTATTGATATTAGAGAAAGCATTGTTAACTCCAACCCAGTTAATGACAAACGAGTTATAAATGCTAGCAAATGCTGCCTTGACATCACTCTTCGCCAAGAAGATATTAAACAGATTTGTGTTATTATCAGTTACTAGAGGAGCAACAGTTGTGTCATACCACTGGTCAATGTTGGGAAGTAGCGATGCATCTCCAACATATTGCAGAACAACGAATGGATTTGGATTAATAGTTCTTGTAGCAAATGCATTCGAAGCATAAGATACATCACTATATGGTAGTGTAATAACACCGTTTGAATTCTTATATCCAGAAATAGTTCTCTGGTCATCTCTAGTGTTGACTTCTTCCAGATTGAAGCTATCTTCTTTCGTAGAGGGACGAAGAACTGATTGTTGTGGATCGATAGCGCACAAATAGTCTAGAGACTTGACATTACCAACTTTATGTGTTTCGAAGTTATCTACTAGGAAACCACTCTTTGTCTTGTCGATACCAAGAGTGTCTTTAACCTGCATGTTGAGTGCTTGTTGCTCAAGAATGCTCAACGTTGTGTAATACTCAAGACGCTCGATACGCTTCTCTAGCTTACCGATGTCCCTCATAGTATATCTGCGGTTATCCACAGGGATAGTTCTTACATCTTTGCTGCTCTTCGTGAAGGCAGGAATATACATGTAAGACAATGGAATACCATCTTCAATAATTTCTGGTTTGGTTGGATTTAGTGATGAGTTGCCAGTCTTGACAATAAAGTCTCCTTTCTTATTCAAGAACAACCCATCAATTCTATCGAGATACTGCGACTCGCTGAATGACATGGTATAAGGCAGAAGTCTGCTTGAAGATGGGGTGCTGGATACAGAACCACCGTCACCAATAAAGCTGATAAAGTCTGCCTGCGATAACAGTGAAGTGTCCTGGAAACCAGTGATAATAGTATTAGAGTCTACTTTGGGTCTAAAGTCAATAACATTCTTGAGATTGACAATACCATATACTGTGCTGTTGAAAGATGGAATCTCATCAGCTACAACACCTGCTTCGTGAATGTAAGAGTCCACTGTACAGAAATCACCTTGAGAATGTTCGAAGTAATCAAAGGCAACAACAATCTGACCTGTAGGAGGTGCAAAACCAGGCTTCAATACAATTCTTGATACATCGTAGAAAGTCTCACGCTGACCATCATCAAACGTAAAACGATTAGTAATGTCTGTACCAATAACTAGATTGCCATTTACATCAACCGTTGGTGGCGAAGAAGCAGATCCTTCATAGATATACTTGAGTCGGAATGCATCAGAGTAGCTGAATGATTCTGTGCTTTCATCATCATAGTTAATACCCCTCAAAGGAATAACTCTATCACCCGCTGCTCTGATAATAATTCTTCTATCTCTTACAGCAGTTTTGAGTTTTGGTCTACCCTTCGAAACCTCAATAGTAGCAGTTAACTTCAGTTTGGGGAAATTAGATACGTTATTGCCGAAGAAGTTTCCAGGGAAGGTGAGTGTAATACTACCTGAAGACAGACCAGAAGTAGCATCAGTTGTGTTCAGAATGCTAACAAAGTCATCAGACAGATAAACAATATCTCCAGTCTCTACTCTGTCGGAATCTCCTTTGTCAAGAACGGTAACTAGAAAATCTCTATCGTTAAATTCTACAAATCTTTGAGTACCAAAGTCTAATTGAGCCGCAAAGGTGATGTTACCACCGCTGCTAGAACCAGTAGTTACAAAGTCGCGTCTAATGTAATACTTAATTTTAGTATCTTCTGAAGATTTTATAAGACTGCTTACTTCTTTGCTGCCAGTTGGGAACACCAACGATGAAGTAGCAGAGTTATTAATAATAGGACGCAATCTTACAACAGAAGATGCTGTTACATTTTCTGGAAGAGCACCATTAAAGTAAATTCTAGACTTGGTTGTACCTTGTGCATCAGTTGCATAAGAAACAATAAACTTATGAATAGTTCCTGCATCATCACTAAACTGAATAGCATCACCTTGAACTAGATATCTACCAGCACTTGCACCAAAACCAGTACACTCAAGATACTTATACCCTTTCGTGCCAGAGAAAGTAAATTCAGTCACAGCAGTAGAGGATGCATAGTTAGAATCTACTGTTTCTACATCTGCTGTGAATACATTGCCCGATCCATATACAGAATATAGAGACTTGACATTTTGAGCCGAATAGTTTAGAACTGTGTTTTTAAATAGAACAGGAAGAACATTAGCTTTGATGGTATAACTACCACTAAACTCAATGACGGGAGGAGCAACATACTCCAACGATACCGCATCTCTGTTTACGATTTCTACTTTGTATAGAGTGCCGCCAGTAACACCAACGTCAATATCAGTAGACTGATAAGAACTTACAAAAATCTCTGAAGGTTCATATTGAATACCATCGATAGAAATCTTTGCAGTGGTATCATAACCTGTTCCTTGTCTTGCTACAACGAAGTGAGAAATTGTATTTTCCCTAGCAATTCTTAACACACCACCTTCTTCACTGGTAATGGTCTCTCCAGATACAAAGTTGCCTGCTAGAGTCCTAACATAAAGGCTACGACCAGAAGAAAGAAAACCATTGGTATTGCCTTCAATGACACCATAAGCGCCACTTTGAGAACCCACAATATACTTACCAGGAGTAAATGTAGAAGTGATTGGAGAATCAATTAAAAGTCTAGTAAAGAACAGTGGGTTGAAATATGATAATCCAAAAATACCATTATAAGTTGGTGTTCCAGAAGATAGTCTTCCTTTTGAAATAGTTACGTCTGTATCTGGATTGAATCCAGTTGCTTTCTTAAGAAGACTAAAATCTTTTGGTTTTGCTACACCCACTAGTGGTGTAATTGTTTCGTCATAATCAACAATAAATCCAATGTCATTAATCTCTTGCTGGGCATCTGATTCTGACTTGTAAAGAAGTCTTCTTCTTGTAGTGACATTATCATCATATTCCAAGAAAAGATCATCCAAATAATCTTTTCTGCCAGCAACAGTCAGTTGCAGATACTGTGCATTTACATCACCAATTTCTGGTCTGGTGATTTTTGCGAATGAAATAGTCTCTACCTTCTTAACTGTAGAAACTGCACCAGTCGAAGTTCTAGACTGGACAAAGTAAATATTTTTGAGATCTGCTCTATCTGAAGGAGTATTGGGCTCAATGCTAGACTCGTCAATCAATCCCAGATCGAGAGATGCAAATAAGTAAATAGTCTTGATAGCAGAATCTTTGTCAAAAGACTTTCCTCTTCTGTCTACCGACTGTAGATAGTTTGTTGATGCTTCTAGATTATTGGCAGCAATTGTGCCGTCGTTGTAAACGGAATTTAAGTAGATAGTGGGATAGGCTGTAAGATCAGCACCTTCAGCATTAAGAGGAACACTGTTGTAAACATTGGTGATGTTGAAACTGGTAGTTCCCTTTGTCTTAATGCTAATATTATCTCTGGTTAAAGTATTGCGAGCCTTATCAATAGTTACATACTTTGTCTCTTTATTGATAATCTCATAACCACGCACATACGCTTTACCAGGACCAACAGCAACCAAAAGCTTATCTGCTGCTTCCGATGGAGACAATCCATTTACCAGACCATCAGCACCCAGACCATAAACACCGAGGTTGCCATCTCTTTGGTAATACTCTCTTACATCGATGTCAAAGTTATCTACAACGTAGTCTCCAGACTCGTCATACGTTCTTCTAGCAAGTGTCTCCTCTAGAAGATTGTATGGGGTTGGTTCTACTTTCTTTTCAATAACACCATTCTTGACAGAAAGGAGTTGAATAAAGTTTTTGTCGGGAGTTTCGGTATAGTTATACTTAACTAGATCCAACTTAACCTGTAGTCTATGGGCACCAGGAGAAGCGAAGTTAGATGATCCAGTAGCATTGTCATAAAGACTAGAGTCCTGCTCTGGAGTTACAATGTTTTCTTTTACTGTAAAACCTACCTTTACGGAAGGGAACTCACTATATCCATCTACAATAATAAGTCCTGGATCATTGCGGACAAAAAATCCATTAACGAAATAGATACCCTCTTCTACTTTTACAGCAGAACCATAACCCATGGCTCCACTTTCTTCAAAAGTAACTACACCAGTGTCGGGATTAGTTACAGCAACGCTTGTAGGTAAAACAGACCCGTCAGTGCCAACAACAAGAAGAGGACTATTAACACCATCGATAATTTCCAGAGTCTCTCCTTGGCGGAAAGTTTCTTCGTCTCCACTATCACCTGCCGTTAGATATTTTACATAAAGAGTGTCGCTGCTATTATCTGTCGCTGTTGACACAGCCTTTACCAATGCAATTACACCAGAAGATAAACCAGAAATCTTCTGTCCTACAAGATCACTAATGTCATACTTTTGGTAAACAATTTCTCCGTCAATACTGACAGCAACTTCAGAAACCGACGATAGTTTTACAAAGTCTAGTTTTTTGTTTAGACCAACCTCACCAGGGACAACTAGGTCACCCTGCTTAAACTGATACTTACCATAATTTTCAATCTGATTCTGTAGAATAGACTGGATACTATTCAGCTCCCTACCCTGAATGGGGTAGGAAGGTCTGAATAATACCTTGTAGAAGTCTTTTCTAGAATCGTAGTCGTCAAAATATGGGATAGCGTTAAGATTAGTCTTCTGTGGCATTGTAATATACTACCGTCTGGTTTTGAAAAATATAATAAATCAGAACTCGATGACTAATTTGATATCCTCAATTTGGTCTGCTGCTCTGGTAATTAGTCTTCTGTTCTCTATGTATACGAGATCTCCAGAGTTATTTTCGATTTCAGGATTTGCAATTCCTGCATTGAAAATAGAACCTACAAGCTCGGTTCCATTAGCAAGTCCTACCTCTACATTACCTGCAGATCCAGATTGAGATCCTGTGACTGCATTTGCTGCATCACTTTCAAATGCTCTTACAACACCAGTGTCTGTGTGGTTTGTAGGAGTCTGGATATACTTAAGAACACCACTACCAGGAGTTGAAGGTGTTGGGGTGGGGGATCCAGCATCTAGTGTCCAGGATACAACTGTGCCATATGCAGTACCACCAGCAACAGTTTGAGAAATTAACTCATCGGGGATGTAATCACCAGTTGCATTTTGGATCTTGATTGCTTTAAGACCATTCAGAGTGTCCGCAGTGGCAAAATCTGTGGTTCCAAACTCATATGGATCCTTGATGATACCAATACGACGGAAGTCATTGTCTACAGGGAAATCTCCAGCGTTCTCGATGAAGGTAAGACGGATGTTGGTCATAACTCTCTTGGAGTTAAGCTCCATCTCGAAATCAGATCCATGACCACCTTGTGGAGAAAGAACTGGTTCAATCGAGGGGGTATCAGTTGCAGTGACTGCTTCTGAAACTGTTAATCCAGCATCGGCAAAAAGACCAATTGCTTCTGTGCTTCCATTAGTTCCAAGAGGAACACCAGTTACGAATGGAATAGATCCATATGTATAGCCAGAACCAGCTTGAACCATAGATACAGCTGTAACTTCTCCACCAGCAATAGTAAGTTGTGCAACTGCACCTGTACCATCACCCACTACAGGAGCGTAGAAGGTGCCTGCGACTGGAGCTGATAGGGTTCCTTTGTTTGGTACAAGAGAAACGTGTACAGCGCCATTTACAGCAGATGCTTCTGTTGCAGTTCTTGTTGCTTCTCCAGCAGCATTGATGGGCATAAAGTCTGTGGAGAGGAATGCCAGCACATCATCAGTTGGGATGGTGTACATGTACTTCCAGATATAAGAATTATCAGGAGCAGTGAAAATGCCACCACTATATGAACCAAGTCCAGGTTGTGGATTAGTCTTTGGTTCATGAGCAATATTTACACCAGTTGGCGCATCCTCACTTTCTCCATTATAAATGCATTTGAATACCTCATATTGCTGGTTCATGATGTAGAACTTCGCATTTGCTAAAGAGGTAGCACCCGTAGCAGTTGACTTACCAATCTGACCACCACCTGTGGGGGTAGCAAAGTAATCAGGCTTATACATGTCAAACTTGGGATTGTTAATCAAATCCCAGTTATAACGCCTGATGACGTGTCTTGCGTAAGAACTAGTAATTCTTTTTGCTGCAATGATATCATCGTAGATATCAAACTTCTCGGTCTGGTTATCAAGTGGTACAGGAGGAATGTTCTCGGTAGAGAATCTATAAACACCCGTGGTTGCTGATACAAGTTTATTTGCGCTCGTGCTCTGGTTGTAACCCGTTAACGTAGATCCAAGAGCAGGAGCATCAGTAACTAGAGGTCCAACGCTATTAAGGAGAAGTGCGTTGTCTAGAACTTCGGTTACAGTTGCTTTGAATGTAGCAGCTGCCCAAGAAGCACCTACATATACACCGTCACCAACAGCAAAACTGTCAGCACCGTCTACTGATGAGATTTCTAGGTACGATTCCCATGCTTGGGGTCTACCTACAAAGAAGTACATTCTACTTCTTTCACTGCCAGTATCACTAGAACCCTCTGACAGAGACTCTAGGAACTGCTTCGCATTAAAAATTCTAAATTTTTCCGAGATGATAGCAGCCATTGAAAAAAAGGTACGGGTTGGATTTCTGTGTTATTTATATTTATACTGCTACTTTAAGAAGTTGTAGCATTACCGATAGTCCTCAAAATATCACCAGCAAAGTGATCGACTTCGGTTGTTCCGTCAACACCTCTAGTGATGCCAGTAAAACGATCAGAAAGTTTGTTAGAATAAGATATAATTTCTTTACCTAACAGTAACTTACCTGATGGTGGGAAGTTGGTAGTATCTGGAATGTAGGCAGTAGTGGCGTTAATTAATAAATCTGCATCCAAATAAGATGCAAGTTCTTGCATCGATGGTAAACCAAAATTCAACTCACGACCAGTAGAAGTGATTCTAGTATCTGTACGGTCATACTCTTGCATCCACTCATCAACAGTTTCGAACTCATTATTGAAGTAGAATTCTAGTTGCTCTAGAGAGAATCCAGAAACACTTACAAATCCAGTATCAATGAAGAGAGAATCAACAAAGTCTTTTACTGAAGGACCAGCGATACCATGAGTGAAATGATGTGATGTATCACCCATAGGCATTACATGCATGTCCAGTACGCCAGTTTGATAATACTTTGTAACAGGATATGATGTAGTTACATATGCAAAAGAGAGATCCTTGAAATAGTCTCTTTCAATTAGAGTTTCATTATGAGATAGATTATTATTAGTAGCAAATCTTTCAATAACACCTTTTCTCCAGAAGGTAGTATCTTTGATATCAACCACTCCTGGTTCTGGAGTAACAATACAAACCAAGATTTCTTTGAAATCATGGGGTGTTGGAGAAATCATAGTTGTGGTATGCTCAATCAAGTTACGATACGACAATGGAATACCAGAAATGATTGATACCATTTTTGGACCTTTGACTTCACCAGGAGCAGCAGATCTTTGTAACAAGAACGATGATTCTGCATAGTTATTACTACGTAGAATATTGTATCCTCTCGCAACAACAACTCTTGGTGCTTTAGTGTAACCAGATCCACCATCAATCAACTTCAGATCAATAACTTGACCACCATACACCACAACTTCGGCTTTAGCGCCACCACCAGAATTATCAACGGGAACAAAGTTTAGAACTGGTGGTGTGTAATACTGATAAGCCGTTGGATTAAGAAGAATACCATTGTTAAAATATTGATCCAAGTCTCTTTTGTTCCAATTAAGACTGGTTACAACGCCATTCTCTATATTGGCGGTAACTGCCAATCCTTCACCAAATGTATCTTTATTATATGCACTAACATTAATAGTTGCGTAATATGAGTTAGATACTTGTTTTCCAGGGCGATATTCTTTTGAGCTTGCGTAGAGAGGAACACTGAATACCTCTCTCATTTCGCTTTCGCCATCAATTTGAATCTTATCACCAACTCGTAGGTTAGGATGCTCTCTAATTACAAAACCACGATATTCATAATTATCCGTCAAGTCCTGACCAAAAGTAAATGGAATGTAATTACTTTCGACTCGATTTAAAATTCTTTCACCAGTAATAGATGATGTTAGATAATCAAAAGTAAATGCATCAAAAGTCAACGTTATAGTGTCTTGCCCACCACTAGGATCTTTTCTAGTGAAGTAAACGTCTTCTCCGTCAACAGCATCTACGTTTTGTGATCTCAATGCTAATTGCCAATCATTACCATTCGATAATCCAATATCGACTACTTCTCCCCATACCCTTTGAACACCATTTACAATTTGATATGCAACTGTTTTATAAGTTGTGTTTTGTTTGTACCAAGAATCAAACGCTTCTCTATTTCCAGTTATAGTAACATCAGTTCTATTGAAATACGTATCATCTTCGAAATCAAATAGAGTAATTGTTGGAGCATAATCTTTTCCGTAGAAGTATAGAATATCTACTTGGGCATTTGTATATGTTCTATCACCCTGCTCTGCAAATCCAAGCGGTTGTCTAAAAGTAATGGATGGTCCATTAATATTGTAAGAAATACCATCTCTCTGTAAAACACCATCAACAAATACATAAGCATATAGTGGAGTATCAAAATTCTTAACTCTATTATCAACGTCAAGAACTTGGTATGAATTTGTTTTTGTGTTGAATGGAATCAACTTTTCATTAATGTGAAGTCTTTCGTAAGATCCAACGGAATATGCAAAGAAGTATTCTTCATTCTGAAGTTGATCTGGAACCCCCTCATAAAGATCTTTCCAATTTTTGGGTGCTTTTGAAAATACAATTTGGTCTGTTTTAGCCGCACTTGTGAATCTACGAATTTCGTAAGATCCTTGCTGCAGAACCGCATTTAAATAAACCAAAAAATTCTCATTTTTATCTGACTTAACTATAGAACCATCCTCATAGAACAAATCAAAAATACGTGTTCTTCCATCAAAATTATTCTTGATATCTTTCAGTTTTCTGATGTAGCGATTATTATCAGTTGCATTCCTAAACTCAAAACCTCTAATGTAATATTGTTGTGCTGGGACATCAATAATCTCTCCATCAACATTTTCTTGCCTCTTGCCGAGAGGTGCTTCATAAAATGTAATTTGATTGCCGTTTACCTTATATGAATAACCAGGATTTTGAGCAACTCCATCTAACAGAACCATAATTGATTCTGCATTATGGGGGGTAAATGCAGTTCCCGTAGCTTTATCTTTAATGGTAAATGTTCTGTTTCCAATTTTCAAACCAGTTGAAGGATCATATCTTCCATCAAATGCTGGAGATAATTCAATTTCTCTGACCCTGGTTAAACTTTCATCAAAAGAATCAACCGCAGCAGAACCTCTTCCTCTAACCACTCTAGAATCTTCAACTTTTACAACTGAAGTGGTGATACTTCTTCTTGTAGCAAAACTAGAAATTGCTGAAGATGGTAAAATTAAATAAGAAGTTAATTTCTGTGAAACTGGTTGATCAGCATTCATTGCAGTAGAAGCTTCACTCTCCAAGTAAACTTCACCAAACATTTTGAAACCTGCTGGGTGTGTAGTATCCCTTACAGCATTTCTCCAGTCATTAATAGGTGTTCTACTTCTAACAACATATGAATAATCCTGATAGAAGAAAGAATCGGTAACTCTCTGATTTGCAGAACTTACTTTTCCTCTATCAGAATTAAATTTGCCTAGAGTTTTAATTCTTGTACTAACAGAAGGAGTAAATTCGCTGGAAAGAATGGAATTGATGCTAGCAGTGTTTCCTTTTGCTAAACCATAAATTGGGTAATTAATATCAAATACACCATTAATATCTGTCAACCTCAAAATATTAGACCCGTTCTTCCATCCACCAGAAGCAACTCTACCAGTAGCAGAAACTACACCATTAATCTTTTGCTCTATTCTTTCGCCATCAGAAAATGCATTTCTCTTAAAGTTAGAAACAACAAATACTTTTGGAGATTCATATTTAGACTTGATAGATTCGTCTGTATGGTAGAACGACCCGTAATTAATAAACTCAACACCAGTAGGAATACCGATATCATTAGATTTAAAGAATAACTTATTATCAGTCTCAATGATATCAATAATAGGTGTGGTTAGATAGTTTCTACCAGGATTTACAACTTTAACAGCAGTGATAATACCACCATCTTCTTGAACCTCCAATTCCAAACCAGTCCCATCACCAGAAGCTACAACGGCCTGTGGTTTGGAATACTGTTGACCAGCAAACTCAATATTAACGGATGTAATAGAGTTTGTTGATGCGTCTCTAACTGCTTTTACTTCGGCTCTATATCCAACAGCAGGAACTACGCCTTTAATTGTTGGTAGTGATTCGTAATTCTCTCCGAGGTTAGACAAAGAGATAGCAGCGATTTTTCCGACAGATCTACCTGTGTATCTAATATCTCCAGTACCATCATATTGTGGTGGAGATTCAACACCATATACAAACTTGGTGTCAGTTGTAAACACAACATTTTTGACACCAGCAAGAGGGTCATCAACCACTCTCAAATAAGATCCACCAGTATCAGTATCAGAACTTGTCAAGAAATAATAATAAGTAGTGAAGTTAACTTCCTTACGCTTGACATCACCAATATTTGCTCCATACCCAAGACGAATTCTAACAAATGCACCTGGATTGCCAGGTTCTGTTAGACCTACTTCTTTCTCTTCAGTAAATACATTGTAGTTCGCACTGGTAGATACATCCAGATAAGAACCAAGCATAGATGGATGGCTGGTATCAAATTTATAGAAGTAATACTTCTGAATATCAACAACTGGATTCGTTTCGAAGTTATTCTGATCTAGAGAGAACAACAACTTGTCAGAAGGCTCTTCGACACTAGATACAGCAACAATTTTTTCTGGCGCACTGTGATCAGCAAATGATGATACAGTGGTTAACTCTCTTGGAGTGACTGCATTATACCCATAGTTGACAATCAATAGATGTGTTTCTGGATCATAAGAAACCACATAGGGATCATTGACATCTGTTCCAAAAATTTGATCACCAGGAACAAATCTATACCTTGGTTTATAAGTTGTCAGTTTAGATGCTGCTAAATGATTTACGGGAGTGGTTCCCTCTACACCCCTTTCTATCGTTAGTTTCTTATTGGGTTTATCAATAGCAGTAATTTTGATAATTTCACTGCCAACCTGCAGCATGTCATCTACTGATAAAGAGAATACATTATCAACTTTAATATCTGTTCTTTGCAGTCCCAGACCAACAGCATTTACAGAAACAAGTGGAATTGCTGTGCTGGGCGCTGGGTAAACAGTAATTGTACCAACAGCCTCTGGGTGTGATACACAAACATAATAATATGTACCTGGAGCAGTTGGAATAAATGTAATAGTTTCTGCGGGATCTCCTTCACCAATCAAAACACCATTATTAGTTACACCATCTGCTTCGGTATACTCTTCCATCTTGAGAGCAACACCATCATCTTTTAATCCAGTTACATATCCAGAATTGACAATATAAACAGGATGTGATGGAATAGCATCCATAGACCATGTAGATCCAACACGAATCTCATAGTCAGGATTCTCTGTTCCATTAACATCAAATCTAAATTGTGGTTCTGGAGCACCTGTTGCTGTTTCTTCTTGAATTTCTAAAATTGTAAATCCAAAAACAGTTGCCGTTGTCGTTAGATCGTAGGGGGTATTGTTAAAGTATTGGAATCTGTTGTTGTCTGGATCAGCAGCAACATAAATGTATTCATATCCCTCACTATCAACAAAAACGTTCCCCGTGGATGGCAGTGCCGCTTCTACTGCAGCATAATCAGCCGCATCAACAACAAAATATAAAATGCCATATTGGTCAACTATTTCTTCATTGATGTATACCATTGTAGGATCAATGCTCACATTCAAGTCTGTTGGATCTACTTTATCCATTCCAGAGACTGTGAGAATATCATCGGTATTGTACCCAGAACCACCATCAGTAATAACAATAGAAGTAATCTGACCACTACCATCAAAGTTATCATCCGAAACTGTTACAGTTGCTTTTGCATTTACAATATCATCTCTTTGATTTGTAAAATTGCTCAATACTAGTTCTACATCTTGAAATTCTCCAGATACGTAGTCTCTACCGAGACCAACCATTGTATATGAACCAACACCAGTATCATCAACTTTTCCGTTGTATACACGAGGAATCAGTGTGAGTTCTTGAAATCTCTTTTTAGAAACATAATATGTTGTTTCTGTAGTTGCCTCATCGGGATCGATCTGAATATCAACAACATCACCTTCTGCAAAATCGTGACGACCGCTAGTTTCTGCAATAGCAACTTCGGTGTTAACACTACTAATTGTAACACCAGAACTTAAGTTATTAATTACAACAATTTCTGTGCCAGTAGTATTGGCAAGATCACTACTCTTCAGAATAGTTTCTCCTTCTGCATAATCTAGGTAATCTCCGAAATCACCACTGTTTACTTTGACACGAACCGAGTTGGATTCAATAGTTCCCGAAAGAATAGTGCCACTAGCAATAACATTTGTTGGGTCGTCGAAAAATACTAACTCTAACGTAGCATCTTTAGTATAAGTGCTGTTCTTGTTTAACAGTAAATTTAGAACAATAGTGGTAGACTCTACAGGTTGACCCACAACAAAGTCACCACTAATAGCTCTCAATACAAAAGAAGTCTCTTCAATGATATCGCGAATGAGTTCTCCAGATGCTCCTGTGGATGGTTGAGTAATAATATCACCAGCGAAAGAATATAATGGTTGTACTGATGTCAATGATGATGCTTTGGTTTCTCTAGATTCAAGAGAAGTGACTGGCTTGCCAAAAGTAGATGAAACAACTCCTGCTGCTCCAAATCCCCCAGTTCCAGAATCATCAACATAAATTTTAGAACCAATTGTGAAAGTTGGTTGAGAGTCTTCTACAGTAACTCCAGAAACGGATCCTCTTGATACGGAATTTACAAACGCAATTTCGGATTTTCCATTTTTCAATGTTCCAGGAATGAATAGTCTCTTTGCATTCTTTGGAATTGCAATCTGCGTAACATCAGACTGATAATTTGATTTTACTGGAAGTGAATAGAAGTTGTCGCCTAGGATATATGGGAATACTGGTGTTCCTGCAGCATCAATAGTTGTAAAATAAGCATACACACCATTTGGATATTCTGGCGTAACGCAAAATCTTCCGTTATTGATATCTAATCTGGTTTTACCAGTATCTACTGTAGGAGTCCACTCATAGTCATCAATAAATGTTCCCATAGCATAAGGAGCATCTACAGGACCATTTGTTCTTGTATTTTTTAACGAATATCCACTTTCCATCCTAACAACACTTGAAGTGCTATCTAATGGATTTGAAAATGCATATGGACCATAGATAGGATTTCCGTCATAAGCAAATCCTAAAATAGGCGAATGAACTTTGGAGGCTGCTGTTTCTGTAAGCAGTAATCCAACAAGGTTATCATTAAGTCTATTTCTCAATCTACGAGGATTTGAGATTACGCCGTAGTAATTTTTTTCCTTATTATCACTTTGTACTACTAATCCACCATTAGTGTCAAGAGTAGCACCGAAATGTCTATTTTTGACCCACTCTTTAATTTGTGCTGTAGCCGATGCGGGATTTGAATTAGCATCAGGAATAACAGTAACAACTACATTCTCTTGAGTGTAGAACTTACCACCAGCGACTTTGACAACATCAGCAATTTGACCTTCGCTAGTTAGTTCTGCAACATATTCAGCAAACCTACCTCTACCGTTTCTATCACTAATTTGAATGATAGGAGGAGCAGAGTAGTATTCACCTGGGCTTACAATACGAATGCTACTAATCTCACCAGAAGTTACAACTGCTGATAAAACTGCATTTCTACCACTAACAATCTCTACAGTAGGTGGAGTTACGAAATTTTCTGTGGTAGTAGCAGATATAGCAGTTACAGTATCTCCAGAAAGAACAGCACCCGCTTTTCCTGGTTCTCCGTTGATAAGAACAAATGGTGGTTTTTGATAACCAGATCCTCTACTGGTGATAGTAAATCCAGTGATAGGACCATACTCAATCAGATCCTCTGATTTATATCCAAACGCTACAGTTCCATCTACAAAGACACCAATATCTCTACGGGGAGTCTTATATACCTCTGTAGTAGTAGAAATTTGCTTTGGAATAAGCTTTAGGAGTTCTGGATCTGATAGGGAATCAGATACAGTACCAGTTAAGATTGATGTTGATGGATATGAAGACGTAGCAACGTAGTAGAGGTCATCATCTTCATAGATCGCACCAACATCAGCAAGAACGGGTTGGAGAGAAAGACCCGTTGCTGGATCCGATGGAACAGACGGGGAAGATCCTGTAGTATTAATCTTCCATCTGTAATTATTAGATGATTGGTCGTAAATAATGGGATCTGATGATTCGAATCCAGGTTTTGATGCTGTAATCTTATCCCCAATCATGCTGTAAGGACTCACACTTCCTACAGACAGATTATTTAAAATTCCGTAAATTAACAGAGTTACAACACCATCTGGAGTGACGGCTTTTGCAGTTGAATAACTAGTGACTAAATCTCCTACACCATGAGTTCTCGTGATAGTACCACGTTTCTTAATTACAAACTGTCTGGCATTCTTTCCTTCATATTTAATTACTTCACCATTAATAACAATAACACCATTACTGTCACTCCACCCAAAAGTAGAGTCAACCGTGATAGTATCACCTGTTGTTAGAGCAGGAGCAATGGATCTGGTGAGAACTGTCTTCTGTGGTACAACAAAGTCCGAGTTTACTGAAGTTGGATTTACGATGAGGTTGTACAGTTGCTTTCCATCATCAGAGTCAACAGAATAAAAGTTTTCCACAGATGCAGAAGCATAATCCAAAGCAACATTATTGTCGCCTTGTTGGACAATAGTCTGTCCAGTCAACCAATTAATATCTCCCGATAAAATTTCTGCCTGTACAGCAAATTGAGAATCCCAATCCGATGTGGAAGCTTTTAAAGTGCTATTTTTGGGGAAGTATGTGGTAGGAACATCATCAGCACTCTTTGATACGATAGTGTTGAAGATGAAGCGAATAGACTTGTCAGTTCCCTTTACTTTGTAGAAATTGCTGATATTCTTGATCAGCGTTCTCTTGTCTACGTTTTCTTTCAGGTAATCCTGTGGAAAAGACTCTAGATATTGCTTTTCGAATGATTTTACGATCGCATACAAAAACAGATTACTTAAATTGTCAACAGACACACCAGATTGATGAGATGCTGATTCTGTAGATACAAACTTGGATGAAGAATAAAGGTCACCAAGTTCCGTGGTTCCACTGACACCTCTGGAAACTTCTAGAAATTCTGTTTGAGTTCTTTCTTTATAGAAACAAATCTCATCGCCAATTTTGATGTATCCATTTCTTTCTGGGAAAGATGATGCATCCTCTACAATAATAGTAGTAGCAGTAGAGTTTAGATAAGTTGACAACGTTGTCCTTTCTTGAAGGAGGTTCTTCTCATAGTTGTCAATATCATGATATGTGGTTAGATTAGTAATAATATCCAGAGGATTGCCAGGAGACTCCAAGTGCTCATAGTAATTCTCAAGAACTTTCTGAAAGTTCTCGTATTGAGCTACGATAAAACCTGGCAGTTGATCTTCAATGAGCGAAGAGATCTGTGTATTCATCTAATTACTCTGGGTATACCGTGAACTTGCTGCTGGTGATGTCTACATCTAGATATAGACTTCTTTCTGCAATAACGTCGTTTTTCGCAGGCTGTACTCTAACCTGAATTCTATTGTCGAAGAAACTACCAGAAATGATAGTTACATCATACAGTTTGATTTCACCCTCTACATAATCAACTGTTCCGAGATCGTCCTTGAGGACAATCTTTTTACCAGTTGAGGGGTCCAGTCTATATAGGACAATTTTTCCGTCCCTATCTTCGAAATAGACGACATAGTTGGGATATTCGGTTACCTTGAACCCAGTGCTCTGAATTACTGGTCCATCACAAGAATCTGCAAATTCATTCTGGAAACACAACTCATAATAGAATGTGGAGTTGAGTGCTGGATAAAAATCTTTTCTTAAGGTGATTGTGGTGGTGTTTGAGTTGATCGAAGGATCTGTCTCATCAATTACACCAACATACTTACTGTATCTGAACTTACCATTGAACTTCTCGGTTCCAGATAGTTTAGTGTACTCATCAACTGCGGAGATGACCTTTGCACGAATCTCTTCGGGGAACTGGGTGGTTCTCTTGGTGTTATAGTAAATCTTACTGTTAATCTCAATGTATACAACAGATGCATCAAGAATCTCTGGTGTGACTGATGCAACCGAGTAATCACGCAATCCATCAACGATTTGCTGCTTGGTAAATGTTGAAAGCACTGATCCACTGTTTGGCTTGATGATAATCTTCACCTTACCATATTCTGGGAATCTCTCCTCTTCTCCGCCATATACAATGATATCTGATACCGCTGGGTAGATCTTTCTAACAATCGCTGCATAATCAGCAGCCGTTACTGCTCTGTTCTGTGTCGCATACAGTTTAGGAGCATTGAATCGAATCTTGTCAATAGACTCGATAGCAGCACCCCCAGAGGCGCTAGAAACGGTCTCTACGTTCGAGATGGTGACTGGGTAGGTCTGGTTGCTATCGTCCACCAGAGTGCCAGCAAACGTGAACTGTGACGCTCCATTGGTTGCTGTGCCGTTAGTAGTGAGGTAGGAAACTTCAACAACCTCTTGATTATCCAAAGCTCTACCAATTACACCATCACCAAAGAACAGTTCATACTGCTCATCGAGAGTCTCATCAACATAGAAGATATTGTCATTAGATGCAACATCAATAATTGTATCAATCTGATTGTAATAAACAAACGAAGATGATGTAGGAGAATCAAAAACCTTGACACGGATCGTGCTAGTGTCTGCTTTTGGATTAGCAAGCATGAATCTTTGCTTACTAATGCTGGTATTTACAACAAAACGGTTAGTAATCAATGTTCCCTCAAATAGAGAGACATTAGTAAAGAATGCTTCGTTGTTAGAAACAGGAACCTTGATATCATCGACAGCAACAAAACGATACAGTTGATCGTCAAATGTAGTAATGAATCCTGTGCCTTTCTTTAAAATAATGTTAGATGGTGCTGTACCAGGAAAACTTACCTTAAAGTTTAATACGGCTTCTGGTGCAACAACCGACTTGGGTTTGTATCCTAATTGCTTCGCTAACGTGATTACATTGTCACGCAGGGTAGCAGAATCAAGAAATAGTTCATTCACCACCATATTGGTGTTGAATGCTGTGTAATACGTGTTATATGCTAATACATCAAGAAGGTTTGCCCATGCAGAACCTTCAAAGTCGAAGTCAGTAAAATCTGTCTGCGCTCTCAAGTATTCCTTGAGCGCAGTCTTAATATCATTAAAGTCTAGATTACTAACCTGAACGTAATTCATTATTGAGTTCTCTGCAAGAGGAAGTTAATTTCTAGTGGTGCAGCGTCTTCGCGACCACGAATATCAAATTCAAAATTAACGTCAAAAGCATTCTCATCATAATTAGGTTCTACTGTTAGACTAACAACCTGAACCCTAGGTTCGTATCTACGAACAGTATCGTTAATTTCATTCTTAATCAGTGCTGCAACACCGAAGTCAAGAGGTTCAAACAGTAATCTAGAAAGTCTTGATCCTAACTGGGGTTGAAAGGGTCGCTCCCCAGGAACAGTTAACAACAAATTCACAATCGATTGCTTGATAGCAGCATCTTCTTTCGATACTTGCAAATCGCCAGTAATCGGATGTGGCTTGAAATTAACCTTTAAATCCTTAAAAGGAGCGAAATCGGGCACAACAACACAATTTTATTTTTATTTATAGGGTCATTCGTGCCATCTTTCAACGTAGTCATCAAAACCATGAGCGCCTCCACAAGGTCTTGAATAACGGTCTTCTGGAATCTTGTATTCAGTTTTCTTTAGATACTTATCAGATGCTACTTCGGTAATCAGAGTCATTCCTGATTCGATAAAATCTTTACTTTTATCAGTTGGTGAATTGCCCATGAAAAAACCTCTCTAAAGTCTACAAACGTAGAACTTTTAGAGAGGTTGCTATCTCATTCGTATTTATCGCCCTTGACCGCGATACTTCTTACTTGCCTTGTTTCGTGAAGTCGCAGCATACTTGGTATTCTTACCCATACCTTGACGAGTATTCTTGGGCTTCGACTCGATCATCTTGTTGCCCATCAATCCAACTTTTGCTCTTGCCATAGTCCTTATCTGTTGACCTTGATATTATATCATAAAACTCATCCACCCGCAATCACCGAGTGGGATCCTTGTGCCATTACAGCACCACCAGATAACAAGTCACCAATTCTCATTGAATTTTTCTTATTGACAAATACTGTCAAAGAACCCTTGACACACTTATCTGGATGGGGTGGTTTCTTGCCACACACATGAATACTAGTGATATCACCTACCTTCACTGCTGGAATCTTGTTCACCATTACATTGGCAGATCCTGTGACTACAGGAACGGGAAACCAACAACCATGCCCGCTCTCAAAATCCCCAAGTTTTGACATACCACCGCCTGCAGCCATTAGAATTTTGCCTCCTCGCCAGGTAATGCCGCCTTTTGCTTATTTATGCGGTACTGAATGCGCTTTGCATGAGGAATCCAGTTATTATCTACATCCATATACGCTTGGAAGTACCATGTATACGGAGGACATGTAGAAGTTACGGTAATTACATAGAAGAAGCGCAGCGTCACGATTTGAGAAGGCTTCATCGACCACATGTAACTACTGTTTGCCGCAGCAGTCTGTACCGATCTAGATCCTATGGTTTGTGCAGCACCTGGAAGTACCTCGTTTTGACTGATGGGCAGAGTTCCGCTCCCTGGAATATTCTTTTCCACAGTAATCGCTTTATCCCTCGGAAACGCTGGAGAAGTAATAGTGCCAATACCACCAGTCCTTGAAGTACCTCGGAGATTATCTTTAGTGCTCGGAGTTTCTACACCAATATACAATTCACTGAAACCAGCATCCCCATCCCACAAATACTTCTCCGAAACATACCCTGACAGGGCAATCGGGAGAGCAAGTGTTGGGCTACCTGGGATAACTGGTCCAATACCAAAGTAATTTACATTCGGTTCACGAAATACACCATGATTCATCTCTGGGATATTCCCAGGTCCCCTGGTTACCAAGACTGACACCCCAGGACCGTTGAAAGGCGTCCCTGTGCCAGGATCGATACGAACACCCGTGATTAACTCTGGAGACGGTTGTATGGGGGAGAACGGGGTGCCTCCAGGGCATATTAGGTTACCCTGTGCTGTGATCGTGACAGGTTGGATAAATTCGTAGATATTCAGATTGATACTGGCTCGTGGTATCTCAAATAATGAAGGTCCTGGAGATGGGAAAATCTGCCACATCCCTCCGTCATTCGTAAACCCAGGTCCAGGTATGAGTATTGCCATTACTTCTCTAACTTCTGTAGGCGAATCTCTACATCATCTAAAAATTCAGTAATTTTTTCATGTTTATCAGAGCCAGGACGCTTATACATGAGTTGAGGAGATTTTAGACGCTCAATCTCTTGCTTAAGCACATTGATTGCCTCTAATGCATACTCAAGTGCTTGTTCCGTTGTCAGACTCACGTTCTGTGATTTCTTTGAGTAGTTCGAATCTTTCATCTGATTTATCTGCATTCTTAAAGTTCTCTGCGGCGCGTTTCTCAAATTGCTCACAGAAGTCGTCAAACTCATTGAGGACTTCTGCTTGCTTATTCAGATATCCATCGTAGTCTTTCATGATTCAACTATACGGGTAAAAATTTTCTGGGGGAATTTTTTGTATATGGGGGACCCGTAATATTTATCTCGCTTGGGTAACACTTTGTAGGTTAGAAAGACGGTACTTTTTTCGCTCGGCGGCCCACATATACAAAAAAGGGGGCAAATTACCTGCCCCCTGTGATTACATAGCGTTCACACAGTTGCTCACCCAATCTGCGAAATCTTGCATGACTCGCTGATCTAATGGATCGCATGATTTGTAGATGGGATTGTTACTATCACGTTGCTTGGTTTGATTAACAATGAACGTTTGAAATTCGCATTCATCCTTAAACCAATCGTAGGTCTCTTCTTTTACATCGAACTGACCAGTAAACACGGCAGCGGGTACGTTAGGGTACACACGGCGGATCTTATCGAATTCACTACATGCACGGTCAAGCATAGATGAATCGAGATAAGTCTTGCACTCGATGACACAAACTAACTCGCCGTCCTTGTATACGTGCAGGTCAACTTGCACCTTCTTATAATGATGTCCACCCTTGGATTCGATGAGGATATAATCATTGTGCTTGACCACAAGTGTGGGGTCTACACTATACACAATGCCCTGTGCAATGTCCTCATAGAGTTTACCTACGGTGCCCCTCATCATGCCGCCTGCGTTAAGAGTATTTGTGTACTGCTCATGCAGTGGGGCTACGCTGTGGGCGTAGTGGTCGATGATGGACTGAAAGCGGGTCACGGTTGCGGTCATGGTGTTGTGTCGTTGGTGGTATCGTAGCACGGGATGGGGTCAGACCCCAAAGACAAGATCAGCGATGGCGTTGGTGTTGGCATCGGTGCGACACCAGCGGATGGGGTCACCGTTAGGGGGGCACATCCAGATCATGCACTCCTCACCCCATGCCTTGCCCAAGCGGTAGGCGTGGTTGATGTCGGTCGCCCAGTCGCATCCCCACTGATCGAAGTTCTGCCAGGCGGTAGGTTGAACGGCGAAGGTCATTGGTCGTTTCGTTTCGATGTGATCAGTCTACAGGGTCAAAGGGGGCATTCCTGCCCCCTGGTGGACAGTGTGCCAGCCGTCACAGTTCCCAGATCATCTCCTCCATTTCGGCGGCATCGATGGCAGGATCATCCCAGCGCACCCCGTCACCAGTGGCACCCAGGAAGCGACCAATCTGCCCGTCCATCATGCAACGCTGGAATTTCTCCCAGGCAGTCTCAATGCCTGCCTCGCGATAGGTCACACATGCCTTGGCGGTGTTGTAGAGAAACTCATCGTTGCCGATCCACAGGGCAGCGTTCCAGGTCTCGTAGTTTGCCCAACCGTTGTAGGAAGCGTTGGCGGTCATGATCTTGGTTCGTTTGGTATGTGAGAATTCTACAGGGTCAGGCGACCAGCGCCGACTCCATGTGGACGGTTTGCAATTTGACCTCAACCCAATCGTAGTTGCAGTCTTCCTTCATGTGGGCAGCACAGGCATCAGCAGCAGACTTGCAATCGAACAGGGCAGGGCCAGCAGAGTCGGCACCTTCATAGTCCCATCCGCCGAAAACCACATAGACTTGCATCGTTTTTCTCCTTTGGTTGACTTGTTAATTCTACAGGGTCAGGCGATCAGTCGCGATCGCTGATGTGCCAGACATCGAATTGTCCATCGGTGGGCTCGAGACCCTGACGGATACGGTCGCGACGTGCTGCCTCTGCTTTGAGCGATGCCATGTAGGATGCCATGGCACCCTGAACGGCAGGGTCGGCCGCGGCGGTGTCGTTGAGGAGAAACATTCCGTTGTGTGCTTTGATCATGAGTCAATTATAAGGGGTCACCAGACGTAATGGGGACCGATGGCGTGACAGTTTACCCACTGTCCTTTGGATGTATCACCACTATACCAAAGCATTTTAAGAATCTCCCAGCGGTTGACGTGGGTGTGGCGATACTCCGTCAGGCAACCTTTAAACCAGCGAACGCGAGCGGTGCCAGTGATAGGGTTGAGCCGCAGGGTCCAAACCGAGCGAGAGTCGTTGCAGTTGATGGGGAATCGCATGGGGTTGTGTGTGTTGTGAATATTGTACCATGGAAGGGGTCAGACGACCCCAGCGGCGACCGCTTCCATAATGTCGCCGTATTCGCCAACGACATCACCGAAGGCGTCACGGATGCAGGCATAGGATCCGCTCTCGTCATGCATGGAGAAACAGATGTCCATGGCACGATCGAGGTCGGTCGTGGTCTCGGTCTCGCCCAGAGCGGGGCAGGTGATAGTGAAATTGTTCATGTAGACATTATAGGCACAGGGTGGGGACGTTTGGGGGCGATGGTGGACAGTCTGCCAACTGGTCGGGCGGCTGACCAGTTTGTATCAATCAGCCGTAGTATATTCAATGTCGAAGCATTCACATTCAAATGTCAATTCTTTCAGCAATGTATCAAGTTCCTCATAGAATTCATCGTAATACTTCATCTCTTCTGCGACGTAATCCTTGAAGTCCATGTACACTAACTCCTACGTGTGTTGTATATATTTTAGCATAAAAAAAGGGGGTTGTTAACCCCCTGTTACATCAGGCGAAGATGTAACCATTCTCGAATTCTCTGGTCACGTTGTTGTCACGAATGAACCACTCAAATTTAGACTGGTATACACCATCGGTCGCACCATTGCAGAAACGATTGATGAGTGCATTCAGGCGTGATTTGGTGGTGTTGGATTGCCATCCACCGTCGAAGATCTGGAGGAAGTTGTCACCTACAGTGGCAATGTGGTTGCCGTGCAGGTATACTTTGGACTCTTCAGATTCAGGGCAGTACGTAACACTGGTGTTGCTGTTTGTCCAGTTGCTGTTGTTAGCAACGGCAGCGTTCATCATGTCCTCGATCTTACGCATGAGAGTGAAGTGAAGTGGTTTGTTTGAACTGAAGTCATTATAGGCACAGGGTCCGACGCTTTGGGGGTCACCCTGTGCCACTAGTCCGACCGTCCACTGGCGGCCGCGGCGTTTGTATCAATCAGCGTCAGGCAATAGATCGATCAAAGTATCTTCATCATACAAATCTTTGATCTCTTCAATTATCTCATCCTCACTGCAATCTTTGTATGCATCGAGTAACAAATCATGGCACATTTGCACCAGGCAATCCATATCCATCCCATCGATAATGTGGTTGGCATAGTTCTCTTTGAGTTGGAAAAGTTCAGCGTCGTTCATTGTTAATAATGAGAAAATCCTGACAACTCATATACAATACATGAGATGATCAGGAATGGGGGGATTAGTGGACACTACAAATAGTGGCACACAATGTGTTGATATCAGTCGAATTCATCGTAGTCTCTGAACTTGGCAGATCGTTTTGCTCTGCTTTTGAATCTCTTTGCATTCTTAACTTCATATCCGAAGTCTTCATAATCATCTTCAATCTGAATTTGTTTGTGATTGTTATCAGGATTGAATTTACGATTGTTCTTCATTGTTTATTGGGGAAATACCTAATAAATGGTGATATTATTTAGTTTCTACTTGGATTTGTTCAATATTCTTCTCTTTTAGAGAAATATTGATGAATTTACCAACACTATCACCGTTTTTGATTGTTTTATCCAACAATTCAACAAATTCGGTGTTGTTAATAGAGTAATTATACTCTTTATCACTACTAGTAAACACAATACTCAAAGAATTACCATCAATTGTGATTTTATTGATGGCTGAAGAGTTAATGTTTGAATACATCAATGGTTTCAGTTTCATGGTTTTGAAAATAGTCAAAAAAACGATTAAATCTTAATTTTTGAAATTTCAAGATTTCTCATTTCTCTAAAAAAGTGAAAAAGTGAGATTTCTGAAAAACTCGGTTTCTTGACTTTCTTAATATACTCGGAAACCTCGGATTTGTCAAGATCTCGGGGACACTTGGAGAACTGTCACATATCTGGTTGACTTTTGATGCACTGTGGGCTAAGCCAACATCACCTCCGCACATTCTCTAACATTCTCTAACATTCTCTAACAATAGTTCACACATACTATGTTTTTTAATACATTTAAAGTTTTCCACAGGTTTTTCCCCAGGAATGTGGAAAAGCACATATTTCATTGTAAAGAAGCCTTACAGTTACTGGGGAGCTACTATGCGGAGGCTGTGGAATAACTAACGATGAATGAGAGTATGAATAGTGTTGTCATTTATCTGGTGTGTTACCATCTTCAAGGTATACATCTGTTTTAGATGGGTATGCTAATGGGTATAGTTTGTCTAGGATGTCATTAAGTTCATCATAGTGTTGTTTGTCCCACATTTCATGAAGCAATGATGTTTGTTCTCTTCTTACAATGGTGAATACTTCTTGCCATTGTCGTTTAGTGAGTTTACCCATCAGTACATTATCGTATGGTGCATAGAGTGGTCCTTTGTAATTACTCATCACATTCATTCTTGTATTGTAGTTGGTATGGCGTGAGTGCTTCATTCAATGCTTCAAGTACATTCTCTTTAAATGAACGATAAGGGATGAAGATGTCATCATCAGCAGTCTTATAGTCCTGGTGTGTCTCTTTGAACTGACGATCTACATCATACAGGAGAGATTGTGTGATGTCATTGATAGTAACTAGTGTTTGTCCTTGGAGTTGATCCCAGTTGTATCCAGGGAACATATCATCCTTGACACGATCTAGCAATGCTTTCTTACAATGCCATTGGCTATCAAAGATACTGGTAAATGCTTCCCAGTCGTGGTTAGATTTAAAATGGGGAATAGTCATTTGTTCTTCTCACAATAAAGGAAATACTTGTATTCAGAAAATTGGTGGTTAGTCCATCTTACTATATCACATCCTTCGTATGTGTCAACCACTTCAGCAGTTGGTTTGAGTTCTGGCACATCATTGTTTGACAGGATAGCAATACCTAGAATAATAATACCAGTGAGACCAATAGTAACTGCCACACCACGCAGAAACTCTTTCAATGCAGCTTTGTCATCTTCAGTCATCTTCATTCCACTGTTTGATTTGTTCATCTGTATATTCTTCCATTTCAATCTCGGCAAGTCGTTTGAGAGCATCACCATTTTCTTCATACAGTTTTTCTACTGCTTTCATTGCTGCATTCACTTTTTCCAACTGTTCTATTCTATCACACAATTCGGTGATAATGTGAATTAGAGAACGATAGTCAATACTCTCAACATCATCTCCATTCTCCATATCAGCATAATATGAATACAGGAGTTCTTT